GCGATCAACCGTAACAGGCATTGCGCCAAGGCTATCAGTCGATGGAGCAACCCCACTTTGCGACCAAGCAAAATTATCCAGCTTGGTAGCGAAGCACATTTTGATTGGCGTGTTGAGCGTTGTGGCAACGCCATTTGTGCCGGAAACTTGTGACACGCTGTTAGAAACAACAGATGCTGAAAAGTTATTGGTTGCGGAAAAGTTCATCAAAATACGGTTGGGAAAACCGTTGTTATTGATGTTGGCAACAAACTTATCAGCAGCCGCGTTTGAGAATGTAGACGCTTCGGCCATCAGCGTGCCTTCGCTGGCATTATACCAGCTGCTGAAATTGGTCCCCGTCATGGCAACTTGGTCAGCGTTGCGTGTGGTCGATCCAGTCGCCAAATTGGCGATGTAACTGGTGGCAAAGCCGCCGACCTCAAGGTCGGCCCCCCATAGCGTCAGCGCAGTGCTGCCGTTCGATCCAGCGTAGGAATTGGTGCCGTTGGCAGAAGCGGCTGCGACGCCGACGTTACCTCCAGCAGCAGCAGTCGAAGTGGCTGTGACGGTGCAGCGATACCAACCATTCGGCAGCGCCGTAATCGTGCGAGACGTTGGCGTGCCAGTGGCATTGCCAAGTGAACCAGCACCAGACAGATTGAAATAGCCGCCCTGCGCTGCGCCAAAGGCTGCGGTTGGTAGGAAGATCTGGACCCAAGTGCGCAGGCTTGGCTTTACAAACACCGAAAACGTGTAAGCCGTGGCATTGGCAAAGGTGAAAAACTGCTGCGCGATGTGCAGGCCAGTCGATCCATCCTCGACGACATTATCTGCGGTCGTGTTGCCGTCTGGAGCCACCACAGCATTTGACCCGATTGTGACACCAGTCTTGGCCCAGTTTCCGTTGCTGAAATCTTCTGAATACAGGATGGCGTTGGAACGGCTTTCTTCGATCAGCAGGCCACGGCAGGCCAGCGTTGAAGGATCATAATCAAAGCGCGGCAGGTTGGCGTTGACCGTTGCCACCAAGCCGCTGCTATTGATTACGGTGGCAGTGTTGAGCGCACGAGTCACAGTCACGCGTGGATCAAGAGATGCAGTCGTAAAGTCCAGCGCAAGCCTTGGAAGCACTCGCTCGGTGGCAGTCATGCCATATGCCGGAGTAATCATTAGAGCGCTCCTAGGATGAACATCACCAGCTCATCATAACGGATGCCGTAGATGTCTCCATCATCCAGATCATCATGGCACAGCAGTCCATAACGTCGAGCATCCAGACCCTCTGCGGTAAAAGCCGCTTCAACTTCCTGCGCCAGAACGCCAGTATGAATGCGCGCAGCATCACCCTTCTTTTCGATTGCATCCTTGAAGCGGAACTTGCGGATCAGACCCTTGAGCGCCAATGCAACGCGCTTCTCAGCAGCATCCAGTTCAGCAACGTCCTGCTTGTTGCGTGCGTCAGAGGTGTTGATGGTGCCAGTGGCCGCATAAACGACCGACCAGCGCGCCGAGGCCGTGCCATTGGCCTGTGTGTTGTCAGAGCCAGGGGAGATGTGAGTTGGCGTGACAAAAAAGCGGTTGGTAGAGTTAATCCTGAAAGCGTAAAAGCCAGTGGCATTACGCGTGTCCATGATGATGTCGCTGCCAGCATCGGTGGCGGCTTGGATTATAAGATCGTTTGACGCATTCAGGCCAAGAACCGGAAAATCGCCGCCGCTGGTGGTGCGCGCAGTGAAGTAGCGGTTGTTGTCAATCCGCAGACTAGCATCGGTGACAGGCAGCACGTTATCGGTGCGAGAGGTGTAGAGGCTCGGGAAGCGTGGACCACTGTTGTTGAGAACGATAAAAACGTTGCTGGGATCAAGCGACTGGTTGTCAAAATAGGCCCAATCAGTCCGGAGCGTAATTACGTTGCGACGAGAAAATTGTTGCAATTCAGTAGATATGGGTGCGGTTCCGACCACGCCATCCCAATCCCACGGGATCAGGTCGAAGATGTTGTCCTGTCCGCAGATGTCGAACATAACATCTGTGGTGCCAATCTTGGGCTGGCACTTAGCGAGAATATTGTTGCCGTCGAGGCCGTAGTTGTTGGCTTGGCTCGACGCCATAGCCAACCCGATCAGCGTTTCAGATGCGCTGATTTCGATGGTGTTGGAGGTGATGAACTTGCTCAAGTCGGTGGAGGTCTGCTCCATCCGCACGCCATACTGGAAGCGGTTAATATCGGCTTGCAACTTGACGTTCATGATGCGGGCGATGGTATCGACCGCCTTGAAATAGACCGCCGTGCCGGTAAACCCGCTGGCGTTGACCACAACGTCAACGTCCGTCTGAATGTGCAGACGGAACGGTGAGCCGGAAGTCTCACCCTTGCCATCAATCACTACCGCGTTGCCCGAATAGGTCGGAAACGCGCTGACATCGACCTTGCCGCGCACGGTGCAGCCGCCGTAGATCGTGAGAACGCTATTGCTGCTGGTGGTCGGCTTCAGCACATTGAACAAAAAGGTGACGCCAACCGGGACAACGATAGGCGTGCTGACAAGGCTGGTGCCGTCAGCCGTAACGGTGCCGCCGCCGTTGTTCTTAACGTAATCGATTGCCGCTTGAATTTCGGTTGCATCGTCAGCAATGCCATCACAGGCAGCACCAAAGTCCTTGACCGAGATATACTGCTCCAGCTTGGTCTGAACGCTCTGGAGAGTGGCCCCAGGAAAGCTGGCGGTGTAACTGATATCATTGGCATTACCGGAGTTGATAACCCCAGTCTCACTGGTGATGATTTCGATACTGGAGCCAAGCGGAGGTGCGACCGAGAATGTGATTACATTGCCAGCTAGGCTGTAGCTATCCTTTTCCTGATAGACACCATTGATAAAGGCATTGGTTGCCAGCTTGGTGCTAGGTGATGCGGACAGGGTAAAATTGGTTTCAACTCCATCGCCAGTAAAATCGTTCTTAACGACCGATGCAGAAACCGACTTCGGATCGAAGCCATAGCCAAGCGGAGAATACAGAACAAACTCGTGGCGCTTGTTGCGGATCGTGATCGAGAACTCGCCAGCAGTATAAAGAAGCGCAGGCGTGCCATTGCGCCACGCATAGCCGCTATTGGTGCGGATCGGCTGAGTGGCAGGAATCGTGAGCGTGCTGTCCCAAAAAACCTGAATCGGATTGGTCTCAGGATCTTGGTTGATTTCGCCAATGTAGAGATAGCCGTCATCGAGCGGAGAGCCGTCGAGGTCCGTAAAGATCGGATATGGTCCGGTGACCTGAGTAAGGGCCATCAATCAAACTCCTTGATCGGCGTTATGCCAGAAATTGCTTGGTAAAGAAAGGTCATTGCTGTGGCCTTGTGACGATCGCACCTGCTGGCGGTTCAGCCGCAGGCGGTCCAGCTTCTGGACCCATGCTCTGAACGGTGCCAGCGGTGATGATCGATCGCAGCCAATTGCGACCCTGCCCCAACTCAAGGCCAATCGTCTTGGCGAAGTCGCGGAACCGCTGAGAAGATGCAGCGCGATTGATAGCGCGCCCAGTAACTTCTGGCTGAGTTGCTGCCTCAGTCAATAGTGCCTGGAACTCAGGGCTGGCGAACATCTTCCCAGCTGCACGCACTGCATCAGGATTGCCCTTGCTCATTGCCTGCATGATGTCAGGCATCACAGCGCCAGTAACCGGACCGCCAAGACCAGCCACAGCCCCAACAGCACGCTTGGCCGCTGTGCTGTCCATGATCTTAGCAATGATGCTTTCTGCGTTGAGCGATTCCACCAGAGCCTGATTGGCTTTGCCAGTCGTCAAGACATTGGCGCGTGCCTCGGTGATACGTTTTGACACCTGAAAAAGATCGCGCAGCGTATCAGCTGCTTTAGGACCAAGCGTCTCAACGATCTGCTTATAGACCTGCGGATTGGCGCGCAGCTTCGGATAGAGATCCGCAAACTCAGAAAAGCCAAAGCCTCCTTTTTCAGCACCGCGTGCCGATCGTGAAGCTGCCGTCAATGCGGTGGCAACGACTTCTTTGCGCAGATCGGCAGGAACAGCCTTCATCAACCGCGCAAACTCGCCAGGATCACCCTTTGCAGCACCAGTGATGGCAGCGCGCATCTTGTTGGCAATTCCGCCTTCCAGATCACGCCCAAAGGCATTGACGATGCGCTCACCGAGCGCACGCTCCTTGGCATAGATCAAGTTCGCACCACGCAGCTGCGATCGCAGTTCTTCGCCGCCAATCCGACCAACATTGTCCAACTGGTCGGTGGCAAGCGCGGCATAAAGGCGCTTGAGCGTGGCTTCATCGAGGGAGCCATAAGGCGACTCTTCACGCTTGAGAGCCTTGCCGATCAGGTTCTTTTCGCGGATCAGACGACCATAGGTAATGTCGCCGCCACCAGCCTCGCCGCTCTGGATAAGACCCATCAGGCGCTTTTCCTGCGCAGTCATGCCGCTTTCACCAACCTCACCAGCAATGGCGGTCAGTTCGCGGAAGAGATTATCCATCTGCACTGGCGTTTGCTTCGGCACAGACTCATCGACGCGCTTATAGATTGCCGAGGCTTCTGCGTTCAGATCCGCACGGGTTTTCGTCAAGCTATCCTTGACGCGCTGCGATACAGTCCCAGGCGACACTGCACCTTCAATAAACTGCGCATCAAAACTGCGCATGACGTTATCAGCCTGATCAACAGCATTGGAAACAGCATTCCGCCATGCGGCTTCTGCCTCTCCACCAGCAAGCGATCGCGTCAAACCAATGGCTGAACGCACCTGCGGATTGTCCGCAAACACATCGACAGGCACTTCAATCCCAAGACGTTCAGCAGCAGCCTTCGCCTCTGGATTGATCTGAGCCATTTCAGCCAGCTTGATCTGAGCGCCCTTGGCTTTCATGCCAGTGCCAGATGCCTCACGAATGATCGTGCCAAGTTCTGCGGCCATTTCAGGCGTAGGAGCAGGCGCAGCAGCCGCAGGGGCAGCAGGAGCCGGAGAAGGCGCTCCAGCAGCTACAGGAGGCATTTCTGGGGCCATTGCAGCCATAGGAGGCGCTTCTGGGGCCATCCCAGCCACAGGCGGAATCTCAGGCATTACTGCACCAGCAGGAACCTCTGGTCCTCGACGGATTCCACGAACGGCAGATACAGCAGCGGGAATTATTGGCTCAATAATCTTGCCGCCAGCGCCGCCGAGACCTGCAATACCTACTTCGCTGGTATTAAATTCTCCACCAGTAGCAGCTTGCGTTGCCTCAATCCCTGCTTGCGTAAGCGCAGAACCACCAGCAGCGCCAGCAATAGTTGTAGCGCGGCCAGCAGGCGTAAACGCAAGGATGCCACCCAATGCACGCGGAACATCGCTCCAGCGGAATCCAGGCTTAATCCCATACTCGCGCCCATCCTGTGAACGCAGAATGTAATTGCCCTTGGAATCCTGACGCACTTGCACGCCAGGATAATTGGTTTTGATGATTTGGACCGATTCTTCTGGGCTTGAGAACATCGTTCCGAGGCCAGTCCTTGCACCAGCAATCGAAAGCTCATTCAATTCAGGCATTGTGGTCCAGTCCGGCAATGCCTCGATTTCCGGTGTGCTGCGCTCTGAACCCGTTACAGATTCCACAAGTCCTTCAAAGAAACCCTGCTCTTCTGCAGGCTGACCAGTCGGAGACGCATAAAACGACATGGAGCCGTTTTTTGCACGCGCATCGCGCATCCGTTGAATATCTTCGGGAGCAAAATCTCCACGGCCAAATTGCTGGTTTAGTTGAATAATTTCATCAACTGATCGCCCAGCATTCCATGCGTCTTGCAGTGCGCGCTGAACAGCAAGATCCGCTTCTGTCTGGAACGGCTTGCCAGGTTCAGGTGCAGCGCCAGGTGCAGGAACTCCAGGGGCAGCAGGCTTCTCACCAAACTCTAGAGTTGGTGCCAGCGTGATACCCTGCTCGTCTGGATTTGCGCCAAGATTACCCATCAAACCGCGATAGGTTTTAGCGAGATCCTCATAGCCAATCTTGCGCGTGTTATAGATGCTGATGGCAGTATTCGCCATGTCGGCGCGCTGCTCAGGCGAAAGGCGCTCACCAGCAATAAGCTGGTTGTAATAGTTGCGGATACGCTCAGGAACGCCAGCAGCGTTCTGCGCATTTGCCTGCTCACCTTCTCGAACTACAGAACCGGGATCTAGCGTTTTCATGTAGGAGAAGATCAGGCCAAGATCTCCCATCGGAGAACCTTCGCCTTTGGCAAGGCCAATGATCTGTCGCGTCGAGTTGGTTACGCCGCGAAACTCTTTGACTTCTGGGATGCCCAAAAACTCAGTGCGGATCTTGCTAATCTGGTCAAACGTGGTGCTTTCAATGGCGCGCTTTTCAGTGCGCTGTGCGCGTTCTTCTCCAGCTGCTTCACGCGCCTCTTTAGCACGACGAGCAGCAGCCTCTTCGGGCGATTCACCACCAATGATCGGTTTGATAGTCGTGACAGGCACATTGGCAGGAGCAGGCTTATAATTGCCATACTTCTGCAGGAAGGCTTCATCGTTAGCTTGAGTTGCCATATTACTTTCCAATCACCACGTGCCAGTGCGGACCAGTAGCATTTTTTGATGGGTTTTTCACTTCATCACGTGCTTCGATAATACGATAGCCAGCTTTGCGAATGCTAGTGAGATATTCGTTAAATGTCATCCCAGGGATAGGCAGAATATCAACCGCACCAGCCGTGCGCGCATGATATGATCTGGGATTTTTCTTCGACAGCGGATGCTCTGGACCGCGATAGCCAGAGGTGATTGTGGCGCTAGGGAAAAGCTGTCCAATCACTTCGCGGCCATTAGCGAAAGCCACCAGACGGGGCGGAACCCGTCTGACCTCCCGCTCCAAGAACCTTTGCCGCCGAGCCAGGACCAAACACCTCGTCAAAGGTCTTAGGCGTGACGCGCCCAGCCTTTAGATCAGCCTCAGCATCTGCTGGAATGATTGGCTTCACATCAACAGTTGGAGATCCAGACCTTTCAGCAGCAGCAACAGCGCGATCGATGTCGGACCTGAGAACGATGCCAACACCAGGCACGGTCACATAAGGCTCGGTTTCCTTGAAAGCCTTTTCATAGATCCGTGCGCCCTCTTCATCCTGAGCAAGAGTGGTGACGATGAGCGATTCCTGCAGCTTCGGATTGTCCGAATATTGCTCATAAACACGCTTCATGTCTTGGAGCTTTTGAACAAGCTGAGGATTGTCGGCAGCTGCTGTGATGCGTTGATCAATCAGGCTGATGACAGTTTCGGGTTTGTTATTGCGGTGCGCCATGAGAGCTTCACCAGCAAGCGATCGGATGACAGGCCGTTCTGCGGCACTTGCGCCCTTTTGGACAGCGGTGATTTCCTGCTGATACTCAGGATATTTCGCCATCAACTGCTTATAGCCTTCTGGCGTTGGATTCTGCACCCAATTGGATACTTCGGTGCCGAAAGCTGCAAGGCGTGCTTGCTTATCACGCTCGGACTCAGCGCGTGCGCGCTGCGCTTCAACCTGTTGCTGCTGCTGGCCGATCTGCATACCAGCCAAGAAAGCTTCGCCAGGAGCAGGAACTTTCAGTGTATAATCATATGGCTGCACCATGTATCACCTCAAAACATCTTGCCGAAGCCGGGTTTACCAGCGCCATAAGCCATGCCTGCAAATTGCATCGGAAGCGATGCCAGATTGCCCCAAGCCTGACCAACCCCCAAGGCTGCTCCAGCCCTTGCTGCGCCAGCCTGACCAAGCAGATCGGCAATAGCGCCAGCTGACTGCATCCCAGCAGATCCAACGCCAGCTGCTGACTGCTGACCGAGTGTGGTGAGACCTCCAAGACGTTCATACTGCTGCGTTAGGAACTGATTCAGCAATCCAGGGCGAAACTGGGCCAGTGCGCCTTGAAGGTTGCCACCGCGCAATCCACCAGTCGCAGATGCCTGCTGCAACATGGCTTCTTCGCCTTGGCGCGCCAAAGCCTGAAAGATCGGGCTTTGCTCTTGCTGGGCAACAAAAGCTGCTTGCTCTTCTGGACCACGCAATCCCAGTGCTGCCATCTGCGCTTGCAACGCAGGACCGCCAGCTGCCACATACGGCTCAAGCAGGCGGCGCATTTCCTCACGCGCTGCACGTTGCTCGGCTACACCAGCCTCAGCAGCTTGGGTTTGCGCCCTTCCTGCACTCCTAGCGGCGCTGGAGCCAATGACAGCCGAGCCAACCGAACTGACTGCGGCAATGCCAGCAGTTACTGGATCAGGCATTAGACATTTCCTTCATGTATTCCTCAAGGCTCTCGCCATAAAGCTTCAAGACCGCATGGCCGATATCCATTGCCGCTTGCACGCCATGCTCGATTTGCACTGCGGCCAGGACCAGATCATAATATCCAGCGCGCCAGACAAAGCTGGTGGCGCAAGCACCGCCATCGCGCTCAACGGTGTCGGAGGCTTTCCACTTGAACACCGCAACGCCCATCAGCGGGATCAGAACGTGTGCATTGCGCTGATAGAAGCCATTGGCAGGAAGGCCGACCAGAGCGTTCCAGATAGCTGCATCGAGATCATCACGATCGATCGTGCCGCCATCTGCAATATCGTCAAACAGCTGGATGACTTCCCAAAGCGCAATAAGCCAGTCGGAGGCTTCATCCGAAAGGCCAAGTGCCTCGGTGAAATTCCGCCTGAGCCAGTATTTGGGTGAGCCGTCTTGCGTCATTCAAACCCCTTTAAGGTGAGCCACCGGCTGCTCAATGACGCTCGGTGGCTGCACCCTATCATAATCAATCTTCAAATTCAAACTCGCGCTCTTCCCATGCCTGGCAGGAGCGCAGATCATGGCAGATGAACTCGAACTTGTGGCAATAGCCACGGAAGCCAGCTTCAACGTCCCAAGCGTTCCAAGGGATCTTGTCCATCTTGGCTTGGGTCAGCGTGCTGTTGTCGTAATATTCGCAGTTGGAGCAGCGACGACGACGAGCCTCAGCTTCATCGCATTGCATAGCCTTGCCAAGCGCACGCCAATATTCAGGATTAGCACCACGCTCATTGCTGGGCTTTTCAGGACCAAGCATCCAGTCATCGATGACGACCTGGGTGTTTTTCTTGTTCTCGGCGGCGGTGATGAACGGTTCGCTTTCGCTGATACCGTTAAAACCTTCGATCATGATCATGGGCTTTTTCATTATGCAATCTCCCGACCGGATGCGCGGATATTGATGGCTGACGCGGTGCCAGCAATCGTTGAGATAAAGCCACCAGATGCGAGAACCTGCCCGACCAACTCGGGGAAGGTATAGGTCTCGCTTGGCTGCAACGTCTTGGTCTTGACGATCAGGTTGTCATTACCAGCAGATCCGCCACTCGTGACCAAGTTGACGCTGATAGATGCAGCGGTTGCGCTATAATTGGTCGCGGTGAACTTATCGATGATCGTCGTGACATTGGTCGCGGTATATTGCGTGGTCTGCGTGTTCTCGGCAGTCTTGGCCGCGATCAGCACCCTAGTTGAAACAGCCATGTTAAACCTCCAAGGAACTTACGTTATCGGTGACAGTCAAAATGACTGACGGGATGGCAGGATGAATACCCGTTGCTGGGTCTGCGTGCAATGAGACGTTGATGCTGTCTACTTCCCACATAAGTTCAAAGTAGTCGCCTGCGTTCATTTGCAGCAGGTAGTTCCACGCCGCGATCACTTCGGTGTTGTTTCCTTCGATGCGCTCGACACCGGAACTTTCCGGCACATTGGTGCCGTTCTTGCGCAGCCAAATCCATGCGCGGTTTGCGCCGCCGCCAGTATTTATAAACTGGGCAGAAAACTGAATGTTATAAACATTCGGACTATCTACATAAATGCGAGATGTGGGAGATCCACGTGTAACGCCAAATGACAAATCAGTCGCGTTGAACGTAATAGGATAAGCCACATTGATAGCTGCTGCCGTCTGGTCGGTCGTATCATAGAACGAGCCATAGCGAGGCGTGCGATATTCCTTGGGCGGTGGCGTTTGCTGCAATGCAGTAATCTGATCTTGGAGATTATCGATCTGCTCTTGCGATGCTCCGCTTGGTGCCTGCTGCAGCAACTCCAGAGCCGACATCATTCCTGCGATATAGGACAAAGCCTCGTTAGCAGATGATTGAGCATTGCCAGCCAAGATAGAGGCTTGCGTCACAGCATCAGGTGCAACCTCGGCATCGACGATCGCAAACAGGTTCTCAAATTGCCTGATCTGTTCATGATCGCTAAGAAATGCAGCCAACTGATCGCGAGTCAGCCCCAGCTTTCTGGAAATGGGAGCTTGAGCCATTAGAACGCCAACGGCTCAATAGCCGCCTCTAGCCTGATAAACGACAGATGTGCGTCTGAGGTGCCTTGGAAGCGTTGAATGCGCCAGTTGCGCATCCAGCCTTGCTGGAACCAGACTAGGCGCTTGGCATACTGCCCTTGCTTGCCAGCGTTGATAAACTTCTGCTGGCTCCAGTTCAGACCATCAGTCGAATAGCTGGTGTTGATCGTCGGATCTTCACCATAGGCAACCGAGCCAGTCAGTGCGACAAGCTCAAGGTTTTGGAAGATTGCACCGCGTCCCTCGTTATAGACGATCGTCGTGCCAAATTCCCAGCGCACCTTTTGGCCCCAATGCGTTGAGATATTGTTATCCAGATATCCGACTGCGCTGCTATTGGTGTCTCCGCAGAGCCACTTGTCATAGGCCCAGACAAAGTTCTGCGCACGATATTTGGCAAATCCAACGAGACTGCTGGTCAGCGTGAACCATACAGGCTGGCCCATCTCCTGCGTAGCTGCTGCGTCAAAGACCAGCGTGCGATCTGGCAGATGCACATAAAGATGCTGGTGCGCTCGATCGTTGCGTGCCTCAAGCTTCACCAAAGCAAGCTGTGCTTCGGTATAGTCAAGCAGGATCTCGTCAATCTCTTGCGTGCTGATCTTGGTCGCAGTGGCATTTGCGCCCATGTAGATGCCAGGCGATTCATTGCGGCCACTGCCCAAGAAAGCAACGGTCTCGACAAAGACGCAAGCGTTCTGCGTGCCAACCGCGCCCTTCTGGATCTGAGCGCCATCGATGCGCTGGAAGGGAAAAAGATCGCCGCCCACGTTGTCGAACACTTCGATCGTGTTGCGGTTGATCGCATAGATCTCGTTGCGCAGCTTGACCAAGGCAACCA